GCTTATCGGCAAAAGTACGAGCACGGTCACTGACCTGATTAGCGGCTGAGCAGTTAACCGCAGGAAGAGGTGCCATAACCTCTGAAAGGTCCCTGGCAACGATATCAATAAAATTTGCAACGACATTGGCATCTACACCATCTGGAAAGAAGTCAGGATAGACTTCGGAAATTTTTCCTTTACGAACAGCAAGAACGTCAAGATTACGGGCATCTCTTTCGCTGTTTCGATAACGTAACGATTGTACTCGTGCCGATATCTGTTCAATTGTTAATGCCATTAGTTTCCTATCCGTAAGTTTCTTGCCATTGCTCTGCAAAGGCTTCGTCTAAATTAAGTGAACCTCTATTGGACTTTTGCGCCCTAGTAGCCCATCTGTTATTCTGGTATTGACCAATCCTGCTTGATGTTTGCATAAGTTCTCTACAACGGATAACGGCAAACCATAAGGCCATTACACAGTCGGTAGGGTTCTTAGTATCAGGCTTCCAAATAATAAGTTGCTGTACTAAAGACTTAAGACCCTCAGAGCCTTCATTAGAAGGTAACTCTATTAGGTTGTTATCTTGGAATCTACCATCCCTGGCTGAGCCGAAAAGGCTTGCCATAGATGCTACACCAAATCCAACATCCCATTTGTTTTTGCCAGTAAAGTGTGAGTTAAGTTGACATCCATAGGATGCTAGGTAATCACGCAACTCTGTATCCATAGCATAGTACTTCTGGTGGGCGTTAATTTCAACCCTAAACTCTTGTGGCTTAAATCTTTCCACCCACTCTTTAATAAGAGCGTTTTCCTTCTGTGGGGAAGGGTCAACCATATTGACGCAATCCAAAACGTAAATTTTTCCATCTGCACGATTATAAGATACTGCTACGAAAGCAGAACGTCCCGTTACCGCAGGGTCAAAGCCAATAATGGTATAGGTTGAATCTATGTTCTTGGGATGTCCCGCCGTGTCTTTTCTAAGCGGTCCACGCTTTCGCATACCGTTAACACATCCTGCAACAATTGTTGGCGAGAAGATAGAGTCGGATTGGACGTCTTCTTGTTGGTAGACCATAGCCCAGACTGACGGAGCAACCTCAGACCTTCGAGTAAATAACGAGGGTCCGTCCCACTTGGGATATAGCCCTTGCTCGTTAGGTTCATCTTGTTCGCCTTCTGCTCTGTCTGTCCAAGGCCAGAGTGTTTTCCAATTCTTTGGGTTCTCATCAAATTCTAATACTGATGGCATAGCCATATATGTGAATGGAGATTTGCCACCTGTCCATTGGTCGCCATCTCGAATCATCTTATATAAATCTATAGGGGCGACACGGGTTCCTACTATAAGTAGTTTTCCGTGCCGTCCCAAACGGGTGATGACTTCTTTTTGAAGCCATTCAATTTGCTTCTCCCACTCATGGGCGTTTGCATTCATCACCACATCGTCTAGGATAATCAAGTCCGCTCTAGCACCGTAGATTTGCGAACCGAATCCTAAAGCCTGTACCGTAGGGTCTTTCTCACCTGAGTCACGTCCTGCACCCAAGTAAATCATATCAGCAGACCAGGTTGGTGAATCTGCTTTGTAGCCACCGTTAGGTCCGAAGGACACCTGGAGTTTGGTCCAGTTAGGATGACTTAATCTTGTCTTAATCGCAGATAGGAACTTACGTGCCATACCTTGCGTCTTTGACACAATAATGATTCTAACGTTAGGGTCTACCGCTAAACGGTAGGTAACGTAGTTGATAGTAAGTACTGTTGACTTAGCATGCTCTGGCGGTACGTTAATAAGTACACGATTGGTAGCAGCCTTCTCATAGGTCATAGCAGGATGTAGGAACCTTGGTTCTTTACCCTCAATTAAATCTATCCATGATAGGTGATGGTCGAAAAGTTTAGTCTCTAGGAATTGCTCTGAGAAATCCTCAAAGGTTATATCCTTAAGATTGGCTAAGTCTGATTTGACACCTTTGCCAGATAGGCGAGCCTTGTCGGCTTTATCCTTAAAGTCAGGGTCTGCCATAGACCATTGGCGGAAGGTAACATCGTTACGCCCTACAGCCTTCATGGCATCTACTACGGTAGAGCCTTGGGCTAGTAATTCTAAGACTTGCTTTTGGGCGGCATCCTTAGGGATGTTTTGTACCCCTGGCTTACGACCCAAGATTGCCCCCAATAACGCTTATTTAACGGTACCCATAAACGGGCAGACTATCCCCAATATAATTATAAATTATAATATTATATATAGGAGGAGCGGAGTCTTAAACGGAGCGACTCCGTATATTATATATATACTATAGATAACCTGTTCAAAGTACTAAAACCGAACAGATAGGTAAATATTACGCTCATTCTGAGCGTATATTATATATATCCCCCCTATTATATAACAGAAATTTTTAATGGGATAGTACAGTATAACACCGAGCCTCAGTTAATCAATCCTGGGTCAAAATCACACTCTATCCTATTGTACATGTTGGCTTTGGGTGGCTGAGTGATAAGGCTAATAGTAGTGATGAGACTAACTACTAAACGATATTCAGGGGGTATAACTAAAAACAAAATCTAAATGACTAAAGGCATATTATTGAATTAAAAGCCCAACACAAACTAAATGACTAAAGACAATTTATTATTAATAGGCGTTTTTCGCCTGAGAAAATCCTGAGAGAAACCTGAGCAACGCACTCGGGCGTGTCTAGTTAGAGATTCTATCTGCACCAATTCGAACAGGTGTTCGAGTAAATGGTGTGATGCACCTAACATCTCAATATGTGAGAACTTTCCAAATGTACTTGATTAATCCTCGAAAAATGAGAGAATTAAGTCAGTGAGAAAAACTCACGAACTGTATTAAATTAATACAGTTAAAGTCCGAAAGGTAAAACCAAAATGAAAACAGCAACAAAAGCAAAAGCACCAAAAGCCTCAGCAACAATCTCAAATGTAGTTGTAGATGCTTATTCCAAACTAGTTAATTTGGAAGGTGAGCAAGCCTTCATCTCCCTATGTGTAAAACGCCTAAAGGCAAACACCTCAAGCGTTAGGGATATCCAAGCCAGCATTGAGAAGGCAGGCGGAACAGCACCAACAATTCGCAAAGCGCATGTTCAGTATTTCATAACCATGCAAGAAATACTGGACACAGTTGCAGGCGCAAAATCTCAACCAATTAGCGAACTGCTAAAAATGGCGCAAAGATTCCAAACCTCAGTGGGCAAAGAAAATGTTGCCACCGAATTGGAAGGCATGAACGATTATGCGGAACTAGTCAAAAACACACCAACCCTTGATGAAACCCGCACCCGTAAAAATGCCAAATCAACGCCAGCGCCAGCAAGTCTTGAGAATATCTTCATCAAGACTTTATCCGATATCAACGCCTACAAGGGTCAAGGCTCAGTGCAAAGCCTTAAGACAACAGACTTGCAAACCCTTGCCACCCTTGCCGAATTGTTAAGGGTAATCGCTATCAATTCAGGACTAAAGCCAAAGGCAAAAGCCTAAGCCAAAGCCAAAGAGTATCCCGCCAGAAATGGCGGGATATTTTTTTTGCCCAAACGACACGCCCGACCTCGGGGGGAAAAACCAAAAACCAACACAAACTTTCCCTAAGTATGGGGGTGTAATCCAAAAGACCAAAAAAATTCGCCAACACAAACTTTTGGCGGATGCGGGCTGGATGCGGGATGGCGGGCTGGATGCTTGATGGTGTGTAGTTTGCGGGCTGATAGGTGTATTAAATTAATACAGATTAAAACCCGAATATCCTTGACTTCTTGGGATATGAGAGTATTGTTGTCCTATGAGGTTAAAGCCAGTGTTTAACTGTATTAAATTAATACAGATTAAATGCTGGATATGCTTGACTTCATGGCATAAGAGAGTAAGATTATCTTATGAGGTTAATTACCGATTACAGAGTGTATTAAATTAATACACCTGCTAGATGAAAGGATAGGTCATGAACACAGCAGAGTTAATCAACTCTATTGATGAGGTTGCTGAACTAACTAAGCAACTGCTTCATGATGAGATAGAGCGCAACAAGCAAGAGCAAGCAAATCGCAATAAGCCGAATTATGACTATCTGCGGGCTATGGGGTTAGTATGAGTCCTGATGACATAGCACTAGACTTCATGACCGAGCAGGAGATAGCCGAGATTATGGCTACTGAGGATATATTCCAAGTAGACATGACCGACATTGATGATTTGCTTGAGGATGTTGCTTCGGACTCGGACTACGAATAGCAACTGGATAGCCCACGCTGGTGCATCTTGGTGCAGGTTCAATTCCTGCGGTGGGCGCAAGACCCAAAAGGCGAAATGGTGGGTCTTAAAATATGACCAAAGTAGCACTCCTGAGTAAGAGTGGTTAAACTGCTCAACTTAGTGTATTAAATTAATACACTTAACTAACGAAAGGTTGTATATGTACATAGAGATAACAGATACAATAGCAATTATTATTGCGCTGACTACTAGCACCACGCTAGTAATTACTACCGCAATTAAAAATGCTAAACTGACTCGCAAAGTGCGTGAGTTAAGTGTCAAGTAGAGAGGTAGATTATGCCAACGAGATTATCCTCACGCTTACTAGGGATGAACTAGAAACTGTGAGGGAGTCTTTACGGCAATTCTCTATCAATAATACAAGGCAGGGATTTGAGGCTCGTGCCAAGTATGCAGATATTCTGCGGGACAAGATTGTGAATATCATTCTTGATAGTGTCCAGCAGAAAATTGACAAGTCTAAACAATTAGTATAGACTAGTCTTTGTAAGTCAGTAAATTGCTGTATTAAATTAATACGGCAAATAGTTCGAAAGGATAGAGTATGGAAACTGTTGACGAGGTTGAGATAAAGTACAAATGTACTGTCTGCGACCTTGAGTTGGACAGCAGTACAGTTATCGAAACTGATACAGGTGAACCCACCTGTGAAAACTGTTCAGTGATGTGCCAAAGATGCGATGGCATTGGACACATCAATGAGGAGTATTACATGGTAAATGGCAGTCAAAACTGGTGCCAACCATGTACAGACTTCAAAGCATTTTTCTGTGATAGTTGCAGTGAGTATTACTCTGGAAGTAGTTATAGCGCAGAGAATACTAGCGATAGATATTGCGAGTCATGCTTTGAGAATAATGTGTATTACTGTGAAGGATGTGATGCTTATTATGATGGTGGCTGTGATGCCAACCATGATGATGAGGATGACGGCAGATTAATTCACGATTATTCATACCGACCTGACCCTATATTCCACAGTTCCGAGGATGAGCAGACTAGACTATACTTTGGTATAGAGGTCGAGACCGAGGTGCGTGGTGAGGATTATGGATACCGCAGAGAAGCAGCCGAGTATGCCCACCGACTAGAGGATTTTAATTTAGCATACCTCAAGTCTGACGGCTCACTAGAGTGTGGCTTTGAGATAGTATCTCATCCAATGTCCCATAGTTATTTCATGAATGATGCTGAGGAATTATGGGATACTATTACCAAATTAAAATCTAATTACGGCATGATGGCTTGGGGCACTAAAACCTGTGGGCTTCATGTGCATATATCTCGTAATGGTTTTAATGGTGGTTCACACCAACACCGATTCCTGCAATTAGTGTATAACAATAAGCAATTCTATGAGTTGCTTGCTGGCAGGTCATCTAGTCATTGGGCTAAGTTTGATGACATCTATGACCGAGATACTGGGCAGAAATCATTTAAGGGTAAGTTTGACCGACATGGTTCAGACCGATACTCTGCTGTCAATACTAACAACAGGAATACACTAGAGATGCGTATCTTTAGAGGTAGTCTTAATCCGAGATTCATCAAGTCTGCTATTGATTTGGCACATGCCAGTGTCGAATATACTAGAGTGATGAGTGTTCAAGAAGTAAGAAATGGTGCATTGTCTTGTGCAAGACTTAGACAATACATAGAGGATAATCGTGCAATGTATCCGTCATTGTATGATAGAATAGAATTACACTTACCGAGTATCAACCAAATCGAAAGGGGTCAAAATGTGTCTATTAGTAGTGTCGTCTCCGAATAGTACGCCACGCAAGAAGGACTTAGAAAATGCTTCTTGCAATAATCCGCATGGCTTTGGCTATGCTGTAATTGCTGGTAATAAAATCATTACTGGCAAAGGTATGTCATCCAAGAAAATGATTAAAGAGTTCTTGGAAGTGCGTAAGAAGTATCCAAATAGTTATGCTATGTATCATGCTAGATTTGCTACGCATGGTGTAAAGAATGACGAAAACTGTCATCCATTCAAAGTGGGTGGTAGCGACCTTACTTATCTAGCGCACAATGGCATACTTCCTGTAGATATACCTGCCAATGATATGCGTAGTGATACACGCATCTTTGCAGAGGATATCTTGCCTTCTATGGGTGGCATTACCGCCTTAGATAATACTAATCTGTATCGCATGATTGAGGGTTGGGCTAGTGGTAGCAAGATTGCAGTGTTTACCCTTGACCCTGTTGCTGAGTATGATTGCTATATCATCAATGAGGATTTAGGTCATTGGGATAATGCTGGCAACTGGTGGTCTAATGATGGGTACAAAGCAGATACTTGGTCTAAATACTTCAAGCACTATGACTATACAGATACCAGCACTGAGTATTCCTGCATGATGTGTGCTAATGATATTACCGAAGATGACAATCCTTATTACTGTGAAAACTGTGGCTCATGTTTTGATTGCAGTATGATAGTTAATGATGGTTGCCTATGCTGGTCTCCCGAGAGGGATGCGTCAGCCCGACACAAACAAACGATAGGAGCATATGATGGACAATATGACTTTGGCTTCTAAGGAGGAAGTCAGAAAAACAATTATAGAGTTAATCTCTATTGCTAATTTGCATGATGAAAGAGATGATGCTATAATTGCTAGAGCACGGCTACTGTTGCAAGATTTGCAATAGTGTATTAAATTAATACAGGGAGGATAGCATGAAGTTAAAAGTACACCACCCAAGTGGTGATGTGATAGCAGAGGTTTATGATTACGCTGCTGGCGCATTGCTCATGAGTCTATATGGGGATGGCTCTTATATCACATACAAAGGAGCATCAGTATGGGAAGAAGGCGTAGATGGTGAAGGTGCCGAAAGTTATGACACTACGAGTATGGTAATAGATTCTAGGTTAATCAGTATGGGGGTAAGCGTAGATGGATAAAGAAGTTACGAAAGAAGAAATATTAAACAAGTATATGGTTCAATCAAGTGGCATATCTACAACTGGTTGGACTAAATATATTAGATTGCATACTGGTGCCATTAATGGAGAATACACAGGTAGACTTCACTGGGATTCAAATGATGGATATCGGATGTTTTGGGATGATAATAAAGTTCCCAAAGAGGCAGACCGCCCTGAGTTCGAATATGTACTTGATTGTATAACGGAAGGGAATAGATAATGGAATCTATGGATGAAGTATTGTGGGAAGCAAAAGTTAGAAAGATGGATGTTGGCGATATAGGTGATGAGGAAATCAAAGCCTTGCAATTAGAACTAACAAATGCTGTGCGTAGAATTGCATGGGATTACGGCATACATAACTAACTGTATTAAATTAATACACTAAGGGGGATGGACTATGGCTTATGGCAAATGCTGGATATGCGGTTGCGTTATGAGTGGTGATAGTCAAACAATGGATAGCAAGGTTAAGTGCGATAGATGTGGTTGGATATCTCATAAGGATGGGAGTTATTAATGGGTGAACCAATGTATTTACAAGGTGATGATTACGCCTTAAACGGAACAGAGGATGATGTAGATGAAAATGATACTGGATTACCTGACAGGATGTGGGAGGATGAAGAGTGATTAATGGTAATTGCACTGGTGATGCTAATCCTGATTGGTGGTTTCCTGAAATACCAGCGGGCAGAAGTAATCCTGAAAACGTCAAAAGAGTTGCATCTCAGATAAACTATGCGCTACAATTATGTGCTACCTGTCCTGTTAAAGAAGCATGTTTAGCAGAGGGTATGAAAATGGAAAAGATGCCATCAGGTAAAACTGGTTGGGGTAATTTACCATTTGGAATATGGGGTGGAACTATGGCTGCTGAGAGATTGGCATCCGCTGGGATAAAACCTAGCGCATCTAGGAGTAGCGCTTCTTACCAAGCGTACAAATTATACAGTCTAACTAAAGACCTGATAAGGCGGTGAACCATGAAAAAATTATTACTATTATTTATAGGAATATTTTCTCTTGCTGGAGTATCGAGAGTAGAAACATTACCACAACCCCATGTGTGGAGTATTGCTGATAGTAAAGCCTATGCTAGAGATTCGCTATTAGCGTGGCACCATAATCAATGGTTATGCTTGGACAAACTGTGGACAAAAGAATCTAATTGGAGACATGAGGCTTATAATAAGCAACCTGTGTATCAAAAAGGTAAAGCATTACACGCTGGCGGTATCCCGCAAATTCTCGGGCTTTCGCCCGACACAAACCCAGTCGAGCAAATTGACCGAGGACTTGATTATATAGTTTATCGGTATTCAACGCCATGCCAAGCATGGAAATTTTGGCAGAAAAATGGATGGTACTAGTGGCATCATATGACTACCTGTGCCCATTCGGCAATGAGATGATAACTATTGAACGTAGTATGACAGAGGAAGAAGTTGTGCCAAAATGTGACAACTGTAATACAGACATGAAAAGGGTGTACCATGCACCACCAGTTAAATTTAATGGAACTGGTTTCTACTCGACAGGGGGATAAATGCAGGAATCAAAAGAAGATGCACAACTAAGAGAAGAATTAATTGCTAGTATCATGCATTCAATAAAAATAATAAATAATAATGCAAAACAACTAAAGGAGGATGATGAAAAACTCTAACTGGGACTTGGATTTGCGAGCAGGTGAACTAGGAGAAAGTAAACTTGCTGACCTGTTGCATATAGATACAGTAGAGGTTAAAACAGATAGACGCTGGATAGAAACAGGTAATATATTTATAGAGGAGTCTTGTTTCTATCAAGGAAGTGGGCAGTGGCAACCTTCAGGACTTGCTGTAAGTAAGGCTACTCATTGGGCTTTTGTACTTGATAACAATGTAATTATTACGCCAATAGACCATTTAGTCGATGTGGTCAGGGAATGTGGTAAACCTATTGAGAATAAGCAACCGCCTAATCAATCTAAGGGGCACCTCATCACACCAGCACAGTTAATCAACTACAAGAGAGTTAAAAATATGGAGTTTGATAGGGCTGGGGAAGCGTATAAGAATTATATGGAACAGGAGTACCCAATCTGATTCAGAAAATTTTAATCATTTTCCGTCCTATTGTTTACCCTATCGTCACTATCTTGGTTTGGTTCTATGGTTGGATTCTCGTCTACGGCATCTGGAATATTTTCTTCAATGTCTTTGTCTAACCAAGGTTTGAACCCACCAACTCTTGTAATTAATTTTTTAACGGCACGATTGTGACGCATGCGAGCAGCATCTTCGCTACCCAAATTCATCTCGGTTGCGATGGTGTTGTAATCAAAAGACTCGGCGTATTTATAAAATAATACAGTCCTATCCTCTGTATTAAGTTTATTATACGCCTTGTCTATTTCAATCATCATTACCATCATATTTCCACCCTCTGCAGGAGCAGGTGGCTTGCCTGGACCAGCGAGATTTAGTTTTTGGGTTATACCTATTTCGCCACGAATAACTGCTGGCAATAAAGCCTCAATCATTACAGCATCATAATAGAATACATCAGAAGTTTCATAGCCTAATGACTTTGCTTTCCAGCGTTGACAATAGTCCAGTGCTTGATTACGTAATGAGCGATAGATTAAATTCTTTGCATCTTTCTCACCTATTGATTCCCATTCTTTTAACTTATTAGGATGCTCAACGAACCATTGATAGAGTGATTGCTTGATATCATCAAGTTCAACCATATCATATTTTTTATGGTACTCAGATGATACGGCAACTACTATGTAATCCCACTTTTTAATTTCTTCCCAGTTCACTTCCAAAGTTTCCCATCAAATACAAACGAACCATCCATATTAACTGGAACAAGATGTGGTACCACCTTAGTACCATCTACATATAACACTCCAAAACCTTTATGCCATGTGAATAATCCACCACGAATATATTTAGCAAATTTGAAGTCCATCAAGCAACCAACTTCTAATCCCCAAATAGTTTTGGGATGTCCGCCAAAGTATGACTGAGTGTAATGTGTCAAGCCCATACGGTGCGTATGACCGCAGACTACGGACATACCAGCACGTTTGGCTAATCCAAGTGCAGTAGCGCCAGCAGTAGGTTGTACGTTGCCCTCATCACCATGTAAAAGCAACCAGTTGGGTGCTAGTTCATATGGTTTCTCATGGTACTTAATACCCAAGTTATCTAACTTAAGAAAGTTTTTTAACTCTAATTCAGGCAAGCCAGCAAGTCCTGGCGCTCTCATTTTAATTGTATTAAATAATCTATCGGTATGGTTAGAGCGAATCATGTGTTTAATTTTTAATGATTCAAGCACACGATATGTTTCATCTCTATCTTGACCAATGGATTTTTCGTGCTCTAACTCAGTCCCTTTACTCCATTTTGATATAGTCTGCATATCCATTTCATCTCCAACCGATACTACTTCATCAGGTTTGTAAGATTTGATAAAGCGAGATAGTACGGAGACTGCTTTTCTGTCGTGATATGGGACTTGAAGGTCTGACACACAGACTATGATTTTCATTTCTTTTTGGCTCTTCTCTTATTCTCTAAGCCTACATTTTTCTTTTTGGACAGAACTCTTAGGTTAGATATTTTATCATTACCCTTGCGACCCTTATTATCAATATGGTCTACTTCTTGATTGCGTTTTAACTTCTTACCAGTAGCCTTCTTATAATCTAAGCGGGCTTTATTGGTAGATGTAGTTTCAGTGGTGCCATCTTTTTTCTTGCGTTTGATAACGTAGATTGGGCGACCACCATTTTGCTTACTGCCTTTATAAGGTCCAAATATTTTCATCTGTCCCATTCTCCTCTCAGTACTAGCAATCCAATGACTGCATAGTTAGCCATATCCTTAAATGAATCCTCAAGAGATTCATGCTCTGGTTGCAAGGCACTGCCATATAAATTATTTATGCGTGCCAATTTGTCATGCATACGAACCCTAAGTCCATTGAGTGCACCGCCTGGCGCATCCGAAATATTCTTTGGTCCGTAATCTTTATGTTTAGATAAAAGTAAATCTACTAATTCTTGGAAGGTTTTTGCAACTGCTGACTCAAAAGAGGCACCGTTATTGTTAATATTAATGACTTCCCCTCCATCTGCTTCTTGGTTATATGGAAACCTTGATTTTCCAAGTGGGTTATAATCTGCCATACTTCATCACTCTCCATCTTCTTCATTATTATTGGTCTCTTCTTCTAAGAATCTGGCTAAATCATCTTCAAAATTTATCATATGTTCATGAACCACCATATCTTCAATAAAGTGTTTCATTTGTCCAGGATTTTTTTCTGCTGCATAAAGAGTAGCGTAAGTAGATTGAACAATACTTTTAACCTCACTTGGCTTGGACGCATAATAATATATACATCTAAGTAAAGACCCTATCATTAGGGTGTATCCATTAGGTAATATTAATTTAGGGTCAAATGGTTCCTCTCCTAAATCATCTAATAAATGGTCAGTTGCTTCAAATATATTATCAAATTGCTGACCACATATTTTGCAATTAGGTATTTTCTTAAATTTCATTTAGTCCCATTCTTTCTCGAATATACTGGGAGCCGTACTTGACGTAGCAAGAGTTGACGTCTTCTTCGTCTGGCATTTGCACGACTGTGACTGGCAACTCACGGGCGAGACTAGCAGCAAATTCTTTTCCTGGTTGGTCCCCATCTGCAAATACAAAAACTCTCTCAAAGTCGGCAAGTAATCTAGTGTAGTGTTTCTTCCAAGAGTTAGCACCAGGAACGCCAATGCAAGGTATACCAACACAGGCAGACAAAGTAATAGTATCCAACTCACCTTCACATATTCCAATCCAGTCCCCCGCTCTATCGATATCTAATACGTTATACATTTTGGTTTCCATGCCTGTCATTCCCATGTACTTAGGTTCAACAGCAGGATGAAGGCTACGAAAACGCAAATCGACAACACCAGTCTTGGTAATATACGGTATGGATAATCGTCCTTTGAATGCTTCATGTCCAACTTCAGGCTCCTCTACTACGCCGAATCGAGCCAGCCGTGCTGCTTCCCTTGTTATTCCCCTGCTTGCTAGGTAATCTTCTGCCTGATAAATGTTTGCTGCGTACTTGGTTGCCGCTAAGCCCAGCAATTCCTTCTGCGAATGACCTTGCTTCACGAATATCCACCCCCTCTTTTCTTGCTATAATTTGTAAACTATTACCCTGCATACCACAAGCAAAACAATTAAATATATTTTCTCTAGTATTAAAACTAGCCGAACTGTGAGTGTCGTCATGAAATGGACACTTAATATTTACTTGTCCCGTAGTTCTGTTCATTGTCGCACCGTAGTGCTTCAAGACTTCAACTATATCTGGTAAGTCATCCGTCAAATACATCGCCTAACCTTAACACTAAATAAGAATCTTCTATTTTCTTTCCTCGTGCTTTGATAATAACCGCAGGTAAGATGGATGTTCTTTTAATGCTTCTTGCCTCTGCATAATGCGTTGCTTCAACCTGAGCCTCTTTGGTCCAACCAGATAAGTCAATGCGACCTGATTGACCTGGGGCTTTGGCTTCGATGACCCCAATGTGCCCGAGGAAGTCTTTGCGGACAACAACATCTCCCTCATCTCTAGCACCTGTTCTTGCAAGTCTCTCACTATCAAGTCCAATTCGTCTAAAATAATCTCGTAGGTCGGTTTCAAAATTTGCTCCTCTAGCCTTATGGCTTTTTCTAGTTGTCATGAATTTTCTGGAATGTCTTCTACATACATATACTCTGGATTAAATGCTAACCAAGTCATAAGAGTTCCTCCAGCATCTGCTCTACCGTAACGATTTTTGACTGACGCCACGCCAAGCGATGTGCCCACCGTACCGAGTGTACATATGAGAGCAGGAAGTTGCGAGACCTTACCTTGTATTGCGCTTCTTGGCTGACAAGGATTCCCAGGAACTGCTTCAGAAGTATGATGTAGTACCATAATCGCAGCATTAGTGGCTCTGGCAAGATATTTCAACTCCTTCATAATTGCCCTCATTGAGGCAAACTCTTCGCCACCATCAGTGGCTACATCCATTAAGTTATCCAAAACTATTAATGTTGGAGGACAACCCCACAACTCTTCAAAGGCTTGCACTTCTTCATCAATGTCTTGTAATGTTGGTGATGATTCGAAGGACCAGACTATATGGCTCCCTTTTTGGAGGATTGCTTTAGTCCATCCAACATCAGTATTAAGTTTCTGTTCGACATCTGTTTGGTTCTTACCTGATATCATTGACGCTAGACGCATAGCCATAGTGTGAGCATTGGTATCAGCGGATATGTAAAGAGTTGGAACATTAGTCTTCAGGGCAATCGCTAGAGCAAGTGTTGATTTACCTGCTCCAGGAGCACCCGCAAACATTGAAACTTCTGAACGCCGTATGATAATCTTGGACGCTTCGAATGATTTAAAACAAGAAGGTAGGGGTTCGCCCCCGATAGATGCTTTACCCACAGACCTGACAAGTGTACGCATTTCTTCCCCTACCTAATTGTTAAAACGGAAATTGTTCTTCTGTTAATTTACTGGCTTGCATTGGTCTGCGCCCTGTGGCATTGGACAGACCCACATTGCGTAAGGATTCCCCGTCTTGCTGGAGATTCCCGACTTGTACTTCCTCGCTCCGTGCTGACATGTTGGTGCTGATGTAGCGGATGGAGCCACTGCCTGGGGTGGTGTTGAGGAGCGTCGAGGCTCTGTGCTTGGCGTGGAACTTGGCGTCGATAAAGGGGCGGTTGTCGATGCTCCCACCACCAACTTTTGTACTGCTGCAATTTGAGTAGCAAAGTCACCAATGCCCTCAAGCAATACACTAAGTTCGTCTGCTGTATTTGCTCTGACGTTAATTAAATCGCCAGTGCCAGTTTTGTATGATACTTGTAGTTTCCAGTCTTCTGCCATTTCATCCTTCTTTCTTTGTCGAGAACTGACAATGAGCGGTAAGTCCGCACATGTATTGACAAGAGTTTGTGTTGGGCAAGAATATTCCTGCTTTACGTGCCTTATCAAATCCTTTTACCAAAAACTCCATCTTGTCATAAGTATAGTCCGACAGGTCAACCATCTCTGCTATGTTACTAGCACGAGACATATAATAATTACCCCATATAGTTTGCTCATAAACTGCTTGACCAAAAGTAACTTCTAATCCTACTTTATAAAAGCCAAGTTGCAGAGTACTTGTAGGAGTACTTTTTGATGTTTTTAAGTCAACTATCACTAACTGACCATTAACATCAAAAATTCTATCTATAACCATTTTGATGGGTACATCAGCCACTACGGGCATTAACTCTAATTCTATAGCAGGTCTTCCGTCGGGAGTAATCCAAATCTTCCAATCAGGGTTAGCCTTGCGCCAAGAAATATACTCACTAACCCATAAAGGACCTGCGGTTTGCCAAAATTTGACGTCTTCCTTATTTGGATTAAGTTTAGTAGCCTTACCACCTATGCGAGCATTGGTTAGGTCAATATCGCCTTTACAGGCATTCCAAGATTCTGTCCATAAATTATCGATGTCATTTATCATAGGTTATCCCTATCATAGGTTTCGCAAGCAAGGTGGAATGCTGAACCGCCAACTGACCAAACAGATGGCTCTTCTTTTTTCTCCAGCAATCTACCAAGATAGTATTGATATCCACAGGTTAGATAAGTGCTGAAAGCACTGTAGGATATATGTTCTGGTAATGTATATTCTTCAAGTTGTATTGACATTAGATGAATTATACACAGGTATAGGGTTAGATGGAAGTCGGATGTGACTTCCATAGATTGGTACCTATGTGTATAATTGATATTAATATAATATATAATAAGACCCCGAAGGGGTCTATAATATAATATATAATTAATTATATATCTAAGGAGTACTATGTCAGAAATCGTAAATAATACATTTTGGGCTGTATTTTATGGCTCTACTTTAGGAACCCTAACTGTATACCTAATCACAACATTAATCGATGAATATCGAACAGCAAGACATAATAGAAACCTAGAACTTCTAATGCAAGAGTGGGAAGACCTAGAGGATTAAAACACGAGAATAAACGACAAAAGACCCCCCTTCCTAGTATCTCTACTGGGTCGGGGGGTTTTAGTGTCTCTAAAGGGCGTTTAAAGCCCGATTAGGGGTATCTATTCGGCTCCTAAGCCGTACTCTTTTTCAGTCTTATCAGCCCACTTAGCCAATGGTGCTGCTACTGAGCCGATTAAAATTGCATACTCTGGGGCAAGGTCGGCAGCCAGTGCTAGTCCCATTGTTACTGCTGATGCCAAT